AAGGTTTTGACACATCGTGCTGAAAACATAATGCAAACTGTATTTTCATTGTTGGGAGGCTTAACAGCAACAGGCGAAAATATTTCGCGTGGTCGCTCTGAGCCTTTAGAGACTTTACCCGCTTTAGTTTTAGAGCAAGGCGAGGATCAAATACCAGAGGGCGTTCAAAATCTTGCATTTATTAGGCGAGTTTTAAATTTAAAAATAATTGCCTATGTGAAAACTAATGCCCAGTTTGATACGGCGTTAAACCAAATCCGTGAAGAGGTCTATTTTGCGTTAATGGCTGATAGGTCTCAAGGGCTTGATTTTGTGATAGACACAAATCCGTTGGGCGATGAAGAGCCTGAGATCTCAGGTGACGCGGAAAAAAACATAGGCCGCCAGGTGATGAATTTTTCAATTTCATATCAGCACTCACTAACAAACGCGGGAGCGTAAAAAATGGGAAAAAATATATACGAAATTAAACGCGGTGGAAGCCGCGAGCTTACTCAGAAAGAAGGCGAAGCCGAAGCCAAAGTCAGCGCCGAAAATATGGACGGAATAGCAGAAGCACGAAAAGAACTAGTGGACGATCGCATCAAAAAACGAGTGGACGATCGTAACAAAAAACTGAAAAAGCAAAATGCAAAACCCGTAAGCGACGCAAATCAAACAGAGGGCATCGAAAATGTTAGTTAATCGTGAAATTATTCTGGCGAAAATAGAGGCAGTTTATAATACCGATTCGCTTCCTGTTGAAGGTGATGCGATTCTGGTTGAAAACCCGAATTGGAGTAATGAGGGGTTGCGTATGAATGAGCGCAATTCAATTCGTGGAAACCTTGGTAAATTGCAACAAATTTTCGGCGGTCGTTTAATGTCGATTAGCTTTGATGTTGAAATTAAAGGCAGTGGCTCGCCGGGTGTTGCGCCTGAAATTGGCACGTTGTTACGCGCGTGCGCATTAGGTGAAACAATTGTGGCATCAACATCGGTTGCTTATAGCCCTGTGTCGACTGGCCATGAATCAATAACGCTTTATTATTATCGTGATGGTAAATTAATTATTCTTACGGGTTGCCGAGGTAATGTTAACCCTCAGTTAGAAACAGGGCCGCAGGGTAAAGTGAGCTTTACGTTTACCGGCCATGTTGCTTCCGAGTCAGATACACCAATGATTTCGCCTGCTTACGATAACACCGTGCCTACACCAGTTGTTGGTGCCGGTTTTAGTATTGGTGGTTATAGCGCAGTTATTAGCTCTTTGAATTTTGATTTGTCAAATACACTAGCAACGCCACCTGATATTTCATCGTCTGATGGGTATGGTGAAGTGCGTATTACGGGCCGTGATGTCAATGGGTCGTTTGACCCTGAAGACACATTAATTGCCGATAATGATTGGCAAAATGATTTCGAATTGGGTAACACCTTGGCGCTTGATACGGGTTTAATCGGAAGTGTTGTGGGTAATCGTTATCAAATAACTATGCCCGCTGTTTACTATCGTGATTTATCCCCTGGTGATCGTGATGGGGTGCGCACCCTCGATGTCGGGTGCGGCATGGCTGAGTCAGCGGGTGATGATGAGTTTACGCTGATCTTTAGCTAAGTTATTTACATTGCCCGTGCTGCATATAGTAGCCGGGTTCTATTTGTGTGTTCTTTAGTAGGGTATATCCATTGTTGCAAAAATCATGTTTTGCAATCTCTCTAGGTATAAAAAAATCGAGCATGGCTTGTTTTCCGCCGTGATCTGAATAGCTGTTTTCTATGGCTTTTGTGTAATAAAAATCAAATGTTTTATTTCCGTTTTTGTCCGTTGATGGCTGAAAGCTTTGATAGGAAATGTCGCCAGTAGTTGCGCAACCAGTTAGCCCTAAGACCACTAAAAATATCCAATTATTCATTATTTACGTCCTATTTATTATTCGAATAAATAGATTCTAGCATTAATTAAGAGTATTTACGTTATGGCAACAGCTATTGAAGTGATCTCAGAGCAAGAGTTTGTGTCTGAGCTTGATGAAAAAGAAGATAATCCAACGCGCTGGAAAATTAAGCGCCTCGATGGTGTTCAATATATTGAGGTTTGTCGGGCGGGTGCTGTTGATTACAACCTGGCGATTATGTACGGCCTCGTTGGTTGGGAAAATTTTAACGATTTTGATGGTAATCCTGTGAAGTATTCTGCGGCAAATATTAAACGTATTCCGCCTTTGTATTTGCAAGACATCGGCTTCGAAATAATGCTCAAATCTGAGCTAAAAGGTGACGCAAGAAAAAACTCATAATCGCAATTGAAGTGTATCAAAACATTGATAAATTTAATTGCGATGAGTGCTCACACCACCATTGTGACGAGTCTGGTGTAATGCCTGGCTCAACTGGTGCCGCCGGTTTTCCTAAATGGTACATCAAAGAAATAGGTGAATTTAATACGTGTTTGTTGCCGATGGTTAGCGATGAAAGCCTGTTTTATATCCGCATGTATAAGCATTATAAAAACGGCATTTTAATAAAATCAGGTGGGTTGTTAGAGCAGCCGCATTGTTATTTAAAAGCTATGGAGTTAATTGATTCATGTCAGCAGCAAATAGCGTAGTTTTAAAATTTAAAACAGACGATCAAACCAAGGGTGATTTCGATCGCCTGCAAAAACGCTTAAAAGAAACGGAAAAGAAAACCAATAAGCTGGCCCGTGGTTTCAGAAACACAGCACAGGCCACGGCAGCAATGCAGGGCCCATTAGGAGGCACCGCTGGGCGGCTTTCTTCTATAGCCTCGTTATTTTCAACCTTAAACCCATTAACGGTTGGTTTTGGGTTGGCACTTGCTGGTGCAACGACAACGTTAAAAACATCGTTAACCGTATATGCGGATTATGAAAAACAGTTATTCAGAATTGAAGGATTATTAAAATCCACGGGTGGTGCGTCTGGGTTAACGGCTAAACAAATAGATGACTTATCACGTAGCATAGGTGCGGCAACATTAGCCAGTGCAGGCGATGTGCGTGAAGCTGCCGGCGTGCTGCTCACCTTTAAAAGCATATCAGAAGACACCTTCACCCGGACGTTAGAGCTTTCGCAAGATATGGCCGCGGTAATGGGTACCAACATTAAGCAATCTGCCCTGCAGCTTGCAAAAGCGCTTGAAGATCCACTAACCGGCTTAACTGCATTGCGCCGTTCTGGTGTTTCATTTAACCAAAGCCAAAAAGACATGATTAAAGCCATGTTAGAGACTGGGCAGCAAGCAAAAGCGCAAGGTTTAATACTTGATACATTGGCACAGCAATTAGGCGGTGCAGGCACTGCAGAGGGCGGAGGGTTAGCGGGTTCGCTCGATTTAGTCAGCGAAAACTGGAACCGCTTTATGGAAGCCATAGCGGAGGGCGCGGTTTCTGACAACGCTGAGAAGTTTTTAAATCGCATGGCTCGCGGCATGGAGCGCGTAGCTAATTTAATCGACCCTTCAGACGAGCAGCAACTGCAAACCCTGCTAGAAAAACGCGGGCAAATACTGCAAAGAATAAACGACTCTGTAATAAGCGATGATGTCAACGCTGCGCAAAGCCGCCGGTTAGTCATACTTGAAGAAGACTTAAGAGTAAATCAGGAATTATCTGCAGAAATAGAAAATCGGTTAACTAAAGAAAAAGAAGCTCAGCAAATAGCGCAACAAGCTGCTGCCGAAAAACGTGCACAAATTTCAGCGGAACAGCAGCAACAACAGCAGGCGCTTGAGATAAAAAAACAAAGTATCGAGTTAGATAAAGAAAAACAAGCGTCAATAAAAGGTGCCGAAAATTTCGCGCAGTCGCTTCAAAACGAAGAATCATTATTAGAGCAATCTCTTATGGCTCGCCGAGAGCTTGAACGCGAATTTTACGAGCAGCGCCAGTTTCAAATCGAAGAAAACTTTCAAAATAATTTGATTTCTGATCAAGAAAGAAACGAACAGTTAGAACAGTCTGATCGAATACATCAGGGTAAGTTGACACAGGTAACAAATGAAGAAGCAAAGAAACGTGCTTCTATTGAAAGCCGTGTCAGTCGGCAAATTACTCAAATGAAGTTCAGCGTAGCTAATCAAGCGATTGGTTTATTGAAAATGTTGGCGGGTAGTAATGAAAAAGCGCAGAAAGCCATTATCGTTTTAGAAAAGGGCTTAGCTATTGCGCAAGTAAAAATACAAACAGAGGTTGCCGCAACGCGTGCGCTGGCTGAATTAGGGCCAATTGCAGGCCCACCGGCGGCGGCATCAATTCGCGGCTTGGGCGTGGTCTCTATGGGGTTAATTGCTGCAACAGGGTTGGCTCAGTTGGCCGGTGCGGGTGGCGGCTCTTCGTCGTTGGGTAGCTTTCCGAGTGCACCGAATAGTGGGAATGTTTCAGGTGATGCGTTGCCACAACGTGATGCTGAACGTGCGGGCGGTGGCTCGCTTACCATTAACGTGACAGGCATCATTACGGATGAAATTGTGGATGATTTAATTGTGCCCGCTATTCAAAACGGCATTGAGAATAGAGACCTTGTTTTAATTCGTAATGGTACGCGAAATGCAGATGAGTTGGCGGCGTAATGGCGGCTATTAATTATGAGGCTTTAAGAAGCCTAATTTCGGGTCATGTTGTAAATACTAATTATGATATTGATGTGGTTCTGGAATTGGCTGATCGATCGGTTAAACCAAAGTCAAAGGTGCATGTGTCGGTGGGTGGCCAGCAAGAAACTGTTATTCAGCGAATTGATAAGTTTCATCAAATGACAATTGGCAGTATTACGAATGAAAACATCGATCTTATTCGTGAGTTTGCTGATTCAGTACAGGGCGGTGAAGTTTTTGTTTTAGATGTTATGGGCTCAGTTGCGGTGCCTAATAATCCAATGACTGTTATTGCCTCACCTGGTTACACTGAATCGCGTGTGAATGGTTCAAATTTGTGGCGTATTTCCATGAAAGTTAGAGAAGTGTAAAGGCGTGCGACAAGATAATGTAAATTTTTCAAACGCCAATTCATCGGTCAGTAAATCACCGCGTGCTGTTTTGCAAATAAGTTTTGATGATGCAGATACTGATCTTTTATATTTAACCTCTCATAGCGATACCGCAACGCCTCCAGGTGCGGTAGCAGCTGGGCTGGTAATTTCAAATGTAATTGAAAGCGTGTCTAGTCAATCGCAATCTATTAACCCTGATCAGGCCTTATCAACGATAGGTGCGTTGAGCTTTAAAGCGGTTGACATGAATGAGTCGCTTACCACATATCAACGCGATAAGTTAGATTTTGGCAGGGGCCTACGTCATAAACAGGTTGTTTTATATGTTGCGTATGAGGGGTTTCCTTGGGCTGATTATCAGCCGGTATTAACGTTTGTTATAGATGACCCCGATTATCTGGATGGTGTTTATAATTTTAAATGTTCTGACATTCAGCGCATTACTCGCAAAGATATTTTTGATCCTGAAACGACAACGCTTTCAGCGTCGGTCACGGCAACTCAACTGCACATTCCTGTGCATCAAACCGATTTAACAAAATTCCCGCCTATAGAGCATGACTCGAGTTATACCGATAGACCAAACGAAACGGTTTCGTATGCGCGTATAAATGATGAAACCTTTTGTCACTCTGGGTTGTTTACGCATGTTACTGATGGTGTGTCATTTCAGATAGTGAGTGGCGGGCGTGGTGCGCTTAATACGCTTGCGGCTGAGCATACCATTGATGTTGGCCGCTCTGATGATCGTCAAACGAAAATAACTGAGCATGTTTTTATTGAGGGCCCGGCGCCTAAAATTCTTAATGCTTTACTTACCGGTAATTTGGAAAACCAACCCGGTAAAACGTTACCGAATAATTTGCATTTAGGTGTAGATGCTAAGTATGTGCGGTTGGCTGAATTTACGGGTATAGGTAATGATTTATGGGATACCGCAACTGAGAAGGGGCGGCATGTTCGGTTTGAAGGGGTTGAAAAAACCGACGGTAAAAAATTTATTGAAAAAGAATTGTTGTTTTTTCTCAGTTGTTTTATGCCGGTGCGTTCTGATGGTGCCCTGGGGCTTCGTCGTTTGGTGCCAGTGCTTTCTAACTCGGGTTACCTGGTTGAATTAAATGCGCTTAACGTTGTGAGTTATGGCGCGCTGAATCATGACTACTCAGCGGTTATTAATAATATTGACGTTGAATGGAATTATGTTTATTCAAAAGAAGATTATACAAAAAACTCAGTTTTAATTGATGCTGAAAGTATTGCGATACACGGTGAAGCAACGAAAAAAACCGTTAAGCTGCGCGCTGCGCACACAGGGTCGCATGCGGATGAGTCAATATTTAGCTATTTCGATCAAATACGCGACCGCTTCAGCGGCCCGCCGTTGCGCTTATCTGTTAGCGTGCTGCCTTCGTTAAATTATTTAGAGGTGGGTGATACGGTTAATGTTAATTTAGCCCAGGTGCGTGATATTAATGAGCCAAATTTGATTGCGTTAAATCGTGTCTTTGAGGTTCAAAAGGTATCGGTAAACTGGTTAACCGGAGATGTAAAGTTAGAATTGTTTGGCTCGAGTCGTAAAGCGGGCACTCTGCAAAAAACAACGCTTAATCAGGTGATGGATAGCGCCTATTGGGCTTCTGAGGGAGTGGAGCTTTCAACAGTTTTAACTATCGTTAATGGTGTTATTACTGAAGATGGTCATTTAAGCGGTGCGGCAACATTCGGTGCGGCGGTTTATTACTACCTGGGTAACTTGGAACTAGCGGCGGGTGTAAGAGTTACATTTGATCAAAATGTTACGTTAAAGGTTCAAAATTTTTACACCATTAATGGCGACATGGATGGTAAGGGCAGGGGGCATGCTGGGGGTGCGGGTGCGACTTTGTTCTCTGATAATAATTCAACCTCAATTTTATTGGGTGAGTTTAGCACGCCTATACTCGATAACGCGGGCGCAGGTGTCTCTGGCGTGCTGGGCTCAACAAAGTCATCCGGTAATCTTAGGGCGTCGGGCTCTAACTTTTTTATGGCCACATTGGTTGATGGCGTATTAACAGAGGGCGCACTGCAGAGTGTGCCTAACTATAATTTACAAAATAATTCAGCATCATTGGACGGGTTGCCGTCCGATTTAAGGGGGGCATCAGGTGCGGGCGGACGGTTTTTATATACCCGTGATGGTGGTTCTGGTGGCGATCCTTATTATGTTGTTGGTAATGGCGGCGATGGTGGTAATGGTGGGGCCGGGTTACTGGTTATTTGCGGCGGTATGGCGTTTGGTGTTTCGGGGTCAATTGATACCTCGGGTGATGATGGTGTGTTGGGTGGTGGTGCCGTTGTACAGGGCAGGCAGGTTTATGCGGGTAGTGGTGGCGGTGGTGCGCCGGGTGGTTTGCTGGTGGTACTTGATGGGCAATCAACACCGCCTGAGCTTGTAACAGGGCATGTTGCATTACAGGGTGATTGCCCTGTTCAGGGCACGCCTGTTTTGGTTTTTGATGGTGACCAGGTTACAAAGCACTCTCGTATTACGCCAGCACAAATGGTTGATTTAGGTATAACGGGAATTACGGTTGATCAGCGCTTTTTAGGGTTCACCGGGTCTGACTGGATTGATGCGGCTTTTGGGTTGCAATACATTCCGGAGCCGGAAGTTATAGAAGAAGAGCAAAGCGATTTGCCGCCGAATGTTTCAAACTTCACATCGGAAATATCGGGTGAAAATACGCTTCTCAAGTGGGATCGTATTATTACCACGGAACTGTCGCATTTTGAAATTAGAGAAGGTACAGCGTGGGCAACAGCAACGGTGCTGTCGGATCTTTTACGGTTAAATTATTTTAATGTTACCTTGCTTGCTGCAGGCACTTACAATTATTTAATTAAGGCGGTGTTTTATTCGGGTAAGGAGTCTGCTGTTGCGGCACTCACCACGTTAGATGCCACAGCGTTTGCGCCGGTTCAGGCGGGCGCAACCGTTGGCGCTGACTGGAATTCTAATGTGGCTAATCTGCCTGATTATATACCTGCAGGTATTTCGGTTGGTGGGTTTGGCGATATTGTATTCACTAAAAATCTTACCGTTGGAGGAGTCTCCAACATAGGAGAGGTAAGGGTTCAAGGATCGAGTTTTTATCATCCAGATGGTAGCAAGCGAACCGTACTTGCTGATACTCAAGTACACACTAAATACGAAGGAAATATTCCAGTACCCAGTACTGAGTTAGTATTTCTTATGTGGACGGATGCGTCCCCATTAACCAGATTTAGCGCCGCATGGAATGGACTTGCGTACGTTAGAATAGTCCCTGTTGTCTATATTAAAGCTTCGGGTTTGTTTTACGCTGAGGATAATGTTGGTACTAGATTTCAATTTTTGCCATTAGAAACTGATTGCGTAATGGCGCAAATAATCAAAACATCCACCAGTGGCGGAATAGATTCATTAAATATATTTGTAGGGTCTAATGTTAATTTGCCAGCCGATAACGCGACGGCAGGTGCTACGTGGGGTGTTGATGTCGGTGGTAGTAATTTACCTGCCAATAATGCTACGGTTGGCGCTACGTGGGGCGTAAATATTGGCGGTAGTAATTTGCCCGCAAATAATGCCACTGTTAACACAGGTGCATTTGCAACTTTAATTGGTAATATTACTTATTCAAATATGGGGAGTTATTTTGACCCTGGCGCAATTGATGAATCGTTTATAACAGAGATTACCGCAGGTACTATTAATGTCGCAAATTTATCAGCAATTAGTGCAATTTTGGGTTCGGTTACAGCGGGAGCAATTACGTCATCAAGTTTTTCAACGTCGAACTCTGGTCAGCGCGTTGAAATTAATGTAGCAGGGTCTCAAGAAATTCAATTTTTTGGAGTCCCGCCTGGAGTTGGGGGAGCAGTGCAAGGTCCTTTAGCGTCTATGGGGCTTACCGGTAATGGAACGGATTTTGCGTATGTATTAGGAGGATTAAATGACCCTGCTAGCACCTTGACAGGGGTTCAGGGATCTTCAGGGGCTGGGTATGGAGTTTCTGGATACACTTTCTCAGGAAGGGCGATAAATGCTTACGCAGCTGCTAGCACTGGAGTAGCAGTATATGCTATAAATGCAAATTCTGGAGATGCTGTGTTTGCTAGTAGCATATCAGGAATATCAGGGCACTTTATTAGTTCAGCAGGAACAGCAGTGCAGGCAACTGTCAGTGGAGCTGACAAGTATGCTGTATGGGCCAACTCAGCAAATGGGTATGGAGGAAGATTTGGTGGTTCAAACTCTTCCAGAGGGCCTGTAGTGTTGGTGCCATCTACCATTTCTTCAGCTCCAACTCACACAGCAGTTAAGGGAACGTTATGGGTAACTTCCGCTGGCGTACTGTACTGTAATAATAATGGCTCAACAGGCTGGAACTTTGTAGGATAATGTTATGGCGTTAATGATAGATGCAACAGATGAAATTCGTGGGGGGACTCACTCAGATGCTTACCACAAATTGGCCTACCTAAGGTGGTCGGATGTAGATAATAAAGTAATGGCAGTATTGTCGGTGTTTTCAACAGCAACAGCCGAGGCTGAAGGTAAGGAGGTAATATCTTCAGTAGAGCTTGACGTGACTGATTTATTTCCTGATATACAAGAAAAAGTGTACGGAAGAATAAAGAGAATGAACTCATATACATCAGCATTAGACGTTTAATATAAATTCAAACGGGTATTCGGTAACACTATGCTATCAATATCAGGTCCTTCAGGATTGCTGATGCCTTCAATTAAGTGGAAAAACTAATAAATCTAAATTAGCTGAAAATAACACTTTATCATAATGTGTTTTTATTGAGTTAATCAGCAGCCCAAATTGGTTTTTTTTCGCCATTGTTTTAAGCGGCTGCAAAGGTGAAGTTGAAATTACACCGGAAGTAAATTACATGTCATAGCATGTGATTACGTTTGATGTTTTTAGTGGTACGCTTAACGCTGTAATAACAGATATTGAAGCCGATTTATTTACCAGTAGTGCCGGTGATTATTACGTGTACCGGTTAAATAATGGCGGTTCTGTCAGGATAGTTGTCATTCAGGATTGGTTAATTTTTAATCCCTCCGTCACCTTTAATTTTTTTGATATTAGGTGAGAGCACATCATCAAATGGTGCGGCGTGTTTAACGTCAATGAAAACCCAAATCACAGGCACAAATTAAGGCGAAATAAAATGCAAATAATTAATTGACGATGGACTCAGAGTGTATTGTTATACGATTTCATTAAGTTATGTCTGGTGTAGCAGTTGAGAATGGACGTAGAGATAAAAACTTTACCCCAAAGAACATAATGAACAGGCCTATTGCAATTGATATATACCATGTATGCCAGTATGAGTGTGAAATAGCGCCAAGCAGTAAACCTATGTGAATCCAATAGTCTTGTTCGAGCTCTTCATACATTATTTGTGAGTCACTAAGTCTATCTTCAAGCTCTTCTATTGTTGCCTCTATTTCATTTTCATATTCTTTATTAGCAATTGTTTTAATGTTTTCACGATATTTTTTTGTTTTAATAAAGCCGTGAATTATTGCTGCCACAACAAGAAAAATAACTATACCTGTGTCTAGTGAAATCATATTTTTCCTTGTAAATGCTTCGTATAACGCTCTAATAACCAGACAAAAACAATAGTAGGCTGGTATTTATTGTAGTGTTTAGTAGCATACTATAAATAGAGTGATTCAACTAAACTGTTTTTGGTCTGTGTTTATTTA